GGGGCAACTGCAAACTCTTACCCTCGCGCCGCAAGGGCCAACCCCTTCCACGCCTGCACCTTTGATAACGGGATCTTAAGATGGCAGTAAAAGGGATTCTAAAACCGGAAGCCGTAATTGCAAGGGTGGACCGTCTAAGGGGCGCTCGCGGCACACTCGAAAGTCACTGGCAAGAGATCGCCGACTTTATGATCCCGAGAAAAGATACCTTTGTCCGAACTCGCCCAACCGAAGGTGAGAAAAGAAACGTTCAGCTTTTAAATAGCGAGGCCATGAACTCAGGGAATATGTTGGCCGCGGCCCTCCATTCCCTTTTAACAAATCCTTCCAGAGAATTTTTCTCTTTTACCACTGGTGACGCCGAACTCGATGGTAGAGATGCGGTCAGGAGATGGTTTCAAAGAACCTCTAGGCAAATGCATCTGGTAATGAACAACTCGAATTTCCAAACCGAGGTCCACGAACTTTATATCGACTTGGTTTTCTTCGCGATCTCCACCATGGGGATTGAAGAAGATCCGCGTTTTATTGTCAGGTTTCAGACTCAACATATGGACAACGTCCTGATTGAGGAAAACAACAAAGGCCAAATCGACCAACTCTATGTCATGAGAAGTTGGATCGCAGAAAATATTGTTCGAGAATTTGGGCGAGAAAACGCAGGCAAAGATGTTGTCAAGGCCATGGAAGATGGAAGCTCCAAACAATTTGAAGTTATCCAAGCCATATACCCTCGGGACGCCGAAAACTTTGGTGTCGCCGAAAGAATGGGGTTTGTTTCTCAATGGATTTTGAAACAAGAAAAAAGAAATTTAAGGATCAAAGGCTTTCAAGAATTTCCTTTCGTTACTCCCAGATGGTCAAAAGGATCTGGAGAAAAATATGGACGAGGCCCAGGAATGGTTGCCCTCCCCGACGCGAAAACTATAAACGAGATGGATCGAACCATTCTCATCGGCGCACAAAAAACTGTTGACCCCCCAATGCAGGCCCCCGATGACGGGTTCCTTATGCCAATTTTCACTGTCCCCGGTGGCATGAACTTTTTCCGAGCCGGGACTCCGGTCACCGACAGGATCTCCCCAATTTTAAATGACGCCCGAGTTGACATCGGTGTTGAAGTTTTAAGAGACAGGACCGAGAGAATCCGAAAAGCTTTTCACATTGACGAATTGAGATTGCGACAAGGCCCGCAAATGACGGCCCAAGAAGTTTTGCAAAGAACCGAGGACTCCATGAGAATCCTTGGCCCAACCCTGGCGAGATTAAATTTCGAATTTCTTACCCCACTTGTTGACCGGGTCTTTAATATTATGGACCGCCGAGGAATGATCGACGATATTCCCGAAGAAATTCTTGAGTTCAAAGAAAACACTGGTCGAGATGTCAGTGTCAGATTTTCTTCTTTGATCGCGAAAGCCCAGGCTATTTCCGAAGCCCAGGCTATCGACCGAACTGTGCAAGCTGCGGCTCCGTTTCTTGAAATGGACCCCAGTGCTGTGGATGCCTTCGACGCCATTGAAGCAATCAGATCAATTGCTCGCGTCCACGAACCCCCTGTTGAAATTTTTCGCGACGACGATGCAATCAAAGAACTTAGAGCTGCAAGAGCTGAGCAACAGAAAAAGGAACAAGACGCTGCGGAGACTGCCCAAGGGGTGGACAACGTTTCGAAACTCGCACCAGCGGCAGCGCAACTACGACAAGCATAGGGGTTTATGAAGGCAAACGAAATGCAAGCGGAAGTCCAAAAGGCAGGGCTTAAAAAAACTATCGCCAAAATAGTCGACTATCGAAGAACCTTTGAAAGCGAGCCTGGCAAAAAAGTTTTAGCCGATTTAATCAGTCTCTATATGCTTAACTCAACTTTAAATATTGATGCGCCCGATGCATTGGTGATGGCCTTCAATGAGGGCCGACGAATGGTCGTTGGCCGCATTTTGCAAATAACAAAACAGGACGCTTATAAATTTCAAAAAACACTAGAGGAGATCGAAAATGCCGCCAGAACCCGTAATCAACAACTCAGTGCCACCACCACAGCCGGTGAACAATATTAGTATAACCGGGGAACCAACACCGCCACCAACCGACCCTGTGCCCCCGGGCACTCCACCGGTTCCGCTAGCCCCAGGAACTCCTCCAGTTCTAGCAACGCCCCCTGCGCCCGGAACTCCTCCTGTCCCAGGAACTCCTCCCGGAACTCCTCCCGGAACTCCTCCGGATACAGTAACTTTTCCTGAGAATTGGAAACAGGGTTTACCGGAAGAACTTCGAAACGATCCATCCATGCAAAACATCGTAGATGTTCAAGGCCTGGCGAAAAGTTTTCTCCACGCCCGAAAGGCAATAGGTGGTAACAAGCTGGTGGTGCCGGGCAAACACGCCACCGACGATGACTGGATGGAAGTCCACAGAGCTCTTGGCCTTCCCGTAAAAGTTGAAGATTACGGCCTTGAAATAGCAAACGACGACAAAGTATTTACTGACGACCAAGTTAAACAATTTAAAGACACCGCCCACAAAGCTGGGATCTTGCCGAAGCAAGCCCAGTCAATCATTGACTGGTATCTCACCTCGCAACGGGCACAGATACAGGGTTTAGAGCAAGCCCAACAAGAGCAAGCTTCCCTTGGTCTGGATGGACTAAGGTCTGAGTGGAAAAGTTCGTTTGACGAAAATGTAAAACTCGCCCAAAGTGCAAATCGTTTTGTGGCGGACGAAGGTCTAACCGAGTGGCTTAATAAAACCGGGAACACAAATAACCCTCATCTTCTCAAAGCCTTTGCAAAATTTGGTAAAGCCCTGAAAGAAGATAATTTAATGGGTGATATCCATGGCAATGACACCCCGGTTGCCGATTCGACAAAAGAGCTGGCCGAAATTATGGGCAATATGAAACATCCATATTATGACGGCAACCACGCGAACCACAAACAGGCCGTGGTTCACGTCGAAGGATTGATGAAACACGTTCATGGGCAGGCACCGGCTTAAAAAAAAGTTGACAAAGAAAATTCCAGGGGTTCACAATAATGCCAGGAGACAATCCTGACGGACCTCTGGAAAGTTGTCTAGCGGACAAGCCTTGGCCCCGCGTTCATGGCAAGTAAAAGCCCCGCCCTGGTAAACATTGGGCATATCGGACCCTCGTTGAGGAAAATCCACCATTTTTTTTCAACAACTTTTCTGGAGGACAGATATGTCTAACGAAGTCACAGTTGCGTTTGTGAAACAGTTCAATGCGAACACGATTCACTTGTCGCAGCAAAGAGCGTCTCGGCTGGTGCCAAACACCAGAAATGAGACACAAGCTTCTAAAGCCCAGTTCTTTGAAAGAATTGGTCTTGTTACCGCCACAAAACGCGTGTCTCGTCATCAAGACACAGTGCAAATCGATACCCCCCATTCGCGTAGGCAGGTCACCCTTAGTGACTTTGACCATTCCGACTTGGTTGATGAGGCGGACAAGATTCGTCTTTTGATCGACCCGGCTTCGGAGTACGCGAAATCATTTGAAATGGCCTTTGGGCGAGCCATGGACGATGTTCTCATTGAAGCCGCCAGCGGAGACGCTTTCGGTGGGGAAGAAGGAACTATCGCTGTTCCTTTGGGAGATGCCCAGAAACTTGTTTCCCTCACGGGAACGGCCCTCGGGTTTTTGAACGTTCAGGCCTTGCGCCGGATCGGAACAAAATTCGACACCGCCGAAGTCGACGAAGCCGATCCTCGGTTTTGCGCCTACAACGCGATTCAGCGTGAAAGTCTTTTGGGGCAAACGGAAGTTACCTCCTCTGACTTCAACGTTGTTAAAGCGTTGGTTCAGGGTGACATCGACACCTTTGTTGGGTTGAAGTTCATTCGGATTCAAAGGTTATTGTTGCAAGCCAGCGCGTTGCTTTTCGACGACGTCACTGGACAGGTGGGCGGCAACCAAAACGTTGATTCCATCAATGCGACAAAAGTTCTTGCTTGGTCGAAGATGGGTTTGCTTTTCTCTCGCGGGAAAGACATGATGACCCGAATCACCGAGCGGAATGACAAGTCTCACTCCACTCAAGTGTTCACCAATATGACAATTGGAGCCACCCGAATGGAAGAGCCCAAAGTAATTGAAATTCACTGCAAAGCTGCGTAAGGAGAAATGAACGATGTCTACTTTTAATGGAGTAAATGCGACGAAACGGCTCGCCGTTCCTTCGCAGAAATTAAAAACTCAGGACCATCACGGTCGGATGAGGATTACCCATGACGAGTTTACGTTTTCGGCTGTGTTAGCCATTAACGAAACTATTGAGTTGATGGAAATCCCCGCTGGCGCGAAGGTCTATGAGGCCGAAGTAAATTCTACGGATCTTGGTTCGGTCGGTGTCTTGGACATTGGCTGGCGTGCAGGTTCCGATGGATTGGAAGCGAAAGATCAGGACGGTTTTTTCGCCGCTCTGGATGTGACTTCCGCAGTTGCCCGACAAAAGATGACGAACGCCGTTGCCGGTTTTCGAAAAACTTTTGCCGAGCGAGTTGTAGTTGAGGCGAAAGCCACCACTGCAACTGACGCGGTAGTCGGATTGCTTGCCTTGACCCTTTGGTATGTTGTTGACTAAGGAGTGACCCTTGGCCACTACACTGGTTGATATCTCGAACAGCGCCCTCATTAAAGTGGGCGCTGGTCGAATTACTAGTTTTGACGACGACACGAAGGAAGCTGCACTCTGCAAGGAACAGCTTCCCAAGCTTCGTGATGCGGTCTTAGCCGACCATCCCTGGAACTTTGCAGTCAGAAGGGCCGAACTCGCAAATCTTGTCGAAACTCCAGCCTACGAATTTGATTTTTTCTCCCAGCTTCCTTTGGACTATCTAAGAGTTTTCGAAGTTAGCGATGGGGGTACCAATACTCTGACGTTTTCAGCGCAGGCCACAAATTTTCCCTACATGGTCGAAGGCAAAAAATTATTACATAATTTAAATCCTGTTTTTATTCGTTACATTTTTAGGGAAACGGTTGTTGCTAACTGGAACCCAATGTTTGCGGAAGCATTGGCCCTTAGACTGGCGGCTGACATTGCTTATTCGTTGGTGCAATCCCGGGCTTTGCAAAAAGATATGCTCGACGCTTACCTTAAATTTATTGCGACAGCTCGGTCGCTGGATGCCCAAGAGGGCTCGGTCAGACACGTTGGTGCGGGAACTTGGATTGGTGCGAGGAATTAAATGGCAAGATTCAAGAATATCCAGAATGCGTTCATTGCTGGAGAAATTAGCCCGAACGCTTCAGGGAGAACCGATCTTAAAGAACACTTCCAGGGGTGCCGAGAACTCCTCAACAAAATTGTATTACCTGCCGGTGGTGCGCAAAGAAGGGTTGGTACGCAATTCCTCTTAGATAGTTTTGGCGGAACGGCCATTGACGAAGGCACGAGATTAATTCCTTTTGTAACTTCAACCGGTGTTTCAAAAATAATTGCGATCACCCCGGGGGCTACAACTATTAGTGCACTCGGGATGCACATAATCGATGTTGCGACGAATTCTATAACGGCACTTGTTGATAACACGGTGACACTTCTGCCCGTCGTTGATGCTCCTGGTTGGGAGTTTGAAGGATATGATTCCCTTAACTTAAATGGCGCTTCTGACCTTGAACAAACACATCATGCTCAAAACGGCGACCTTTTGTTCTTAGCAAATGAAAAACATTGTCCGTTAATTTTAAGCCCTAACGCGGTAATTGGCGTTTCACAGGTTTGGAATAGAGCCGTGTTCTTAACCTTTATCAACCGGACCGCCTATGCGGGCGCGGATGCAAGTATCACTCCGAAGTTAAGTTCAAGTAATCCGCCAGGAATAAACCGTGTTGACAATTACAAGTGTGTTCCTTACGAAAGTAAAAATCTCGACACGGCAACAACATTCCGCACTCTATTCCCAGCGGTGGCGGGCGACATAGTGGAGATGCTTCGCGCAGGCCCAGGCACTCCCGAGGACGCTATTTTTTGGATCGGAGGATTTTTAAGACATACCAGGGAAGGGATAACTGGGGTGGCTCAACCAGTAGAGCAAGCGGTTAGTTTTGACGTCGAAATATATAAAGAATTTCAAGGGACAGGCGCCGATTCGAACTGGGAAAGAGCGGACTGGATGTTGGGTTTTCCTAGAACTTTAGCCATGTTTGAAGGCAGAGTTATGTATGCTGGAGGGTTTGGTCGGCCCAATAAAGTTTGGGGTTCTCAGATTGGGGACCTTGGAGAATTGATGGCGCTCCGAGAAGCTGACAATACTGATTTTTTAAAACTTTCAAATGATAGGCCCTTTGATTTTGCCTTGGCATCTTCCGAATTTAATAAAATCCAATGGATCATTGGTGGGAAAACCCTGGCAATTGGAACCAACGGCGCGGCCTTTGTCGCTTCCGGCCCAGACCCCGCTTTTACTTTAGGTCCGTTAAATATCGATGCGTCAAGGCAATCTAGTATTGGATCTTCTGGGCTTCAACCGGTTAGAGCCGACGAAGCTGATATCTTTGTCCAAAGAGATGGCCGAACAATTCGCGAATTCTTTTTCAACGATGAGGAAAAAAACTTTAAAGCAATCAACTTAAGTGTTTTCGCGGATCATATGGTTTTTCGAATGGCCAAAGATCGAGCGGCCATTGTAGATCCCAAATGGAAATATATGTCTTACCAGCAAGACAAAAATATCATTTGGTTGGTTGATAATAACGGCGGTCTTTCCGGGATAACCAGAGACCGAGACTTCGATGTTAAAGCCTGGCACCAGCATCGCCTTGGCGGGAACCTGGATGGTGAACCACCAAAAATTTTGTCAATCGCAATTGTCCCCAGCCCCGACGAAACCCATGACGAGATTTGGCTGGTGGTGAAAAGAACTATTGATGGCAATGAAAAAATCACTATAGAAAAAATGGGGAAGCAATTTGAGATCGACAAGGTTTTTAACTCTTCAACCGATATCAAAGACAAAATGGTTTACAGTGATTCCGCAAGGCTTTTGATTTCAACCGACTTGATGTCAGCCATTTCTCCATTTTATGCCAACTATGAGGCCAACATCAATGCCACAGAAAGCGGAGGTGTTGGCTCCGGAACAGGCACCGGGGCTCCTGGGATCACCGGAGGCCGTCTTGATTTGGACGGCCCCGGTGTAAAATATGTAGACTATGCCGGCCTTAATAATTCGTGGACTACTGGGTTTGGGCAAGGGACAATCGAATTTTTCATGACTCCTAATTATACGGGAAGCCCTGCGGCGGATAAAGTTTTCTTTGAGCTGCATAACACTGGCGATAGTCTGAGCCGATTGAAACTTAAACATACTAGTGGCGGAGCACTGGTCTTTGAAGGGGCTGATAACGGAGGCACACTTTTTACTTTGGTGACCCTTGCTTCTTTTTCCCCAACGGCTGCGACTCCTGTCCATATTGAATGCAAATTTGACTCCAACGGGTCAGTGCTTTTTGTCGATGGACTGGTGGTAGCTAGCACGACCACCGGAACAGATGCCACCAGAAGCACGATTGACACCATTCGGATCGGAAGTGATAAGGCTGGGACAGCGACTTCTGATTTTAAAATTGGCTATTTTATGATTAATACCACTCCCGTCCACTTTGCCGATTTTAAACCGGAGGATATAAAACTCACGACTTTGCAAAAAACATTTCGGAAGTTTGACCACCTTGAAGGCGAGACTTTACAGCTCATCACCGATGGTTTTTTTGATGGGACAAAAGTTGTGGCCTTTGGGAAACTTACTTTTGAAACATTGCCAACCGAAATTATCGCCGGACTTTTCTATAGGTCTCTGGCCGATCCCCTGGAGCTAGAAGCCGGGTCCATTGTTGGATCGGCGCAATCAACAATCAAAAGAGTGGACCAGGCAACGATTCGTTTTGACCAAACTATCGGTGGAAAAATTGGTCCGACAAAAGACGATCTCCAAGAACTTGATTTTCGACCGTCCGACCTGCCAATGGATGACCCCATCCCTCTTTTCGAAGGGGATAAAATTCAAAAATTTGATGCCAGCTATGATCGAAGCGGGAGGATTGTCGTTGTCCAGGACCTTCCCTTTCCCATGACTGTGGTTTCAATCATTTCCAGGGGAGTGACCTACGATGGATAAAGCCATCCCTTTCAAACCTGGACACCTGGACCTCATGGATATCCGAGAAACTTTCGCCAAGGACAAAACTTTGGTCGAACGGTGCGAGCTTCAATATAACGCGCATGGGTCATTTTCTTATACCTTGGTAAAAAATTGGAAGCCGATTGCAATTATTGGATTGGACTTAAAATGGCCAGGAGTTGGCGAAGTCTGGGCCGTAACCTCTGACGATGTGGTGAAATTCCCCAAGTTTTTCCACGAACACTCATCTAAGATTATGAATGCCTACACCAAAGAGTTGAAACTTTGGAGGCTCCAAGCCACAGTACGGGACGGCTTTGAATATGGTATGAATTGGATGAAAGGGTTGAAGTTTGAAAGAGAAGCCCTTTTGAAAAAATTTGGGCCAGAAGGCGCAGATTACGTTTTGTTTGCAAGGATGTACTAATGGGAGCACCAGCAATAGCGGCAGGGGCCGGAATAGGATTTGCCGGAAACTTAATGGAGGTATCGGCCCAAGCTTCAGCCGATGCGGCGGCGGCGAGTGCCGAGGATCGCAACGCAGCTTTCGCGATGGAGGCCGCCCAGTTTGAAGCCGAGGCCAGCGAACGAGAACAAGAAATTTTTCGAAACGAATCGGCGCTCCAATTCGGTGAACAGGTTTCAGCATTTGCAAAAGCCGGTGTGGATATTTCAGGCTCTCCGCTCCTTGTCCTGGCAGATAGTAAGCGAGTTGCTGGCACTGAACTTTCGGCAATCAAACGTGAAGGTGAGTTTAGAGTTCGAAGGGCAATTTTACAGGCCAGAGAATCGAGATCCAATGCTAGAAATATTAGGCGTTCAAGTCGAGGCCGCCAAATCGGTGGGCTTCTTACTGGGTTCGGCAACCTGGCGAGTGCAGGTAGCAAAATTGCATAATAAAAACGGGATAAAAAATGCCACAAATTAATGTTGCTCGACAAAGACAAAGATTAAGAACTCGAACCGGAGGGAATATTGCTTCGCCCGGAGCCGCTCGCGCAGCGTTCGCCGGTCAAGCCGCAGTGGGGAGAGGATTGCAAAACATTGGGCAGAGCGCCGTTGCCATTGGGGCAAGGACTCAGGCCGAACAAATTCAACAACAAAAAGAATTTGACGCCAAAGAGGAAATGAAAAGGCAAGTTCAGAATACAGTTGGTTTTGTCAGCGCCAGGCAACGGATGAACGAAGTCAATGCCGACATTGAGAAACAAGCCGATGAAGCTTCTCCCGATGGGCTAAGCACTCTTGCCAATTACAATGACGGTGCCAAAGAGCTTGATATTATCGCGAAAGAAGTTGATGACCCACTTCTCCGAGCACGAATAGAATCACACTCGGCCAACTTAAGACTTAACTCGCAGGCAAGATTGTCCAGTGTGTCGGATCGCAAATCAACCGCAGCATTTAACGAAGAAGTGCAGACTTCGGTGAGTTCCAAAGCTAAAATGATCCAAGATAATCCGTTTTCGGCACCAAGAATGCTGGCCGAAAGTCGAGAAGATATTGGAGGGTTGAGTGAGCTTTACGGAAAAGATAAACAGAAAGCGATTAATGCCGCTCATAACTTCTATGCAAATAATGCTATGGGAGCCTTCCTTAGAGAAGGCGAAAAGAATGAAATCTTCCTCAATGACGGCATTGCAATCCTTAAAGGCAAAGGCCCGAAGGAGATGGTCGAAGTCGCTAAAGGGTTAAAGCCCAGCGAGAGAGCTGCGTTTCTAAATAAATTCCAGAGAGCCAAAGAGCGAAAAAAAGAAACCGGAATCAATGAGCTTCGAACAAACATGAGAGACACCATCGCGTTCACCCTCAATGGGGGGACACCAACTGACAAAAGTGTTCGGGGCCTTCGCAAGCAAATCAATTCAAACACTTCTTTGAAACTGGAAGAGAAAGTCAGAGCGCATGACACTTTGAACTCTGCCCTGGTAACGGGGAAGGCTATGAAAGAAGCCAAGACTTTACCGCCCAGCCAATGGGGAGCCATCCTCGACGGGGCCGAAAGTGCTTTGAACGCGGTCAATACTGAAACCGCGGAGCTTGATCCAAGCCTTAAAGATATAACTAAAAAAGAGTTCAATGCTGCGACAAGAATCCAACATAGAAAACTTTTGCAAGCCCAAATGGCCCAGATCCAAAACCAAAGACTGAAAGATCCTTCGGCCTTTGTTCAAAATAATTTTGAGGACATTCAAGCCCTGGCAATAAAAGCCAACTCCGGCAACCCTGACGATGTGAACGAATACTTCACCGCCTTAAAAGCCAAACAGGATTACTTGCAGATCCCAGAGAGGCATCAACGGTTTTTGGGGAAAGAAGAATCTTTCGAGATTGGGAATCTTGTAGGCAGCGCCACCGATGGGGACCAGCTCGCCAAGGTAATGGAAGGTCTGGGACAAAAATATGGCGGCAGTTTCCCCAAAGTTTTTGAAGAAGTCACCAAGGACAACAAGCTTGATCCTGGCCTTTTTATTTCCACTCACTTTCAGGACTTCAACACAAGGTCCTTAGTGTTGGGAAATATTTCCAACAAAGTGAAAATTAATGAGGCCGTGAAAAATGTCCCCCAATTTAGGCAGGGGGATCTGGACGATGTCCTAAACGAAAAAATGGACCCGATCCGAAGATCCCTGTCAGCCGGGGATAAGACCGGTTTTAAAACTGAGGTTTCAAACGGCTTCCAAAATGTTGTTGAACTCGAAGTTAAAAGAAGGGTCGCGGCTTCAGGCGACGTTTCGAATCTTGGGACCGTTGTTGATGAGGTCATCGACTCGGTCATAAATAAAAACTATGACCAAGTTGAGGGCGGGGAGTCTTTGGTCCTTATGCCCAAGGGGAACCCCCAAAAACCAAACAATAAAAAATTAACGGAATCTTTCATGGAGGTTTACTCTGAGTCAGAAAATTTTGCCACCCTTGAAAAAGACGGCGAGCCCATCGACTATCATATCCCCACTTCCCTTATTGACCGTTTTGGAAAAACCAACGCCCGAAAAGAATACATGGAAGCCCTCGAAGATAATTCGAGATGGGTTTCTAACGAATCTATGACCGGAATAATCCTGGTTTACGATGACCCCTCAATTGGAGACAACCTCCCCATTGTCGATGTGAAGGGGAAAAACATTGAGTTTACCTATGAGGAAATTAGTTACAACGCCGACCCAAAAACTTTGGAAAATGCGACTTCGTTTTTTAACACCGTGAGAGCGGCCTCTTCTGATCTTGGGAAAAGTGTCCAGCCGAGTGGCGGAGAACCCATTACTCCTGGTGGCCCTCTTATAGTCACAGGGGGGACTCCAGTTCCCGGGGGTGGTTAATGGGATTAGAGCCAACCGACAACTTTGACCAGTCCTTAACTTTCAAAGAGCAATTGAATCTCCAACGGTTGAACCAAATCGACCGAGTCGGGGCCGTGGATGGCCTGGGAGCTGCATTCAATCTCGCCCAGCAAGACACCGCCGTTATGTCGTGGGCGCGGATCTCTTCACTTAACGATCTCAATGATCGGGGTGGAAAAAAACTCGGTGCCAACGAACTCAACCAAAAATTTCCAGGGCTGCCGGAACCTTTCACTCAACCGATGACGATAGGCGCTGCAATTGAAGTGGACCGTCGCCAAAAAGAAAGGGGAAAACTGGCGCAAACTGTCCAAGCTGGACCAAAGTCCAACTTTTATAAACTGGGTTCTTTCGGTGCCGCGTTAACGGCTCACATGATGGACCCACTCGAATTCGGGGCCGGAGCCATGGCCGATGGATTGTTCGCAGCGGGCGCTGCCGGGAAAGCCACGGCCACTTTGTTTCGGACGCCAGTAAAACAGCTCACGCTGTCAGGGAGGCTTGCGAGAGGTGGACTTTCTGGACTGGCCGGGAACCTTGCGGTTGAGCCAATTATCTATTCCGCCGCGCAACAGGATCTCACAGATTACACGCTGCACGATACTTTCGTTAGCGTGGTCGGGGGAGCCATTGGTTTCCCTGTTTTCAAAGAGGTCGCCCGGTTTGGGCTTGGGAAGGCTGCAAGATTTTTTGGCCGGATGCCGCTGAAAAAACAGGAGGCAACGCAGCGCGCAGCGGTGGCTCACATTTCACAGGACAAGCGTGTGAATATCGATGCCATTATCAATGACACCGTCAAAGAAACTGACGGGAAGTTGAACGTAAAACTTCCGGGGCCCAATGAACAAAAATATAAATTCAAAGCGATCAACGAAACAGCTCGCGCCGAGGACCGGCCTTTTTATGGAGCCTCCGAAAAGTCCACAAAAAATTTAGACAAAGCTGAGTTCACACAAATCGACGACGACTTTGGCAACGGCCAATATCTTTCCGACAACCCCAATGTGGCCAACGGAAAAGCTGGTGGAAAATTCAGAAAGGCCCCAGGGGGTTTGTTTGCAATCCGGCTGAAGCCCGTAAAACTTTTCGATATGGAAATCCCCATGGACCCAAGGGGTGTTAACAAACTGGCGATGCTTAAAATTTTTGGCGACCACCCATTGATCCAATCAGCTATAACCGGGAGAGAAGTATTTGAAGCCGCAAAGGTTCTCATTCAACAGGGTGTTCTCAACGCCGACAAGATTACTGAGCTTAATAATTTCTTCCGTGACTTGGGGTTTGACGGTTATCGGTTTATCAGCAAACAAGATATGTCCATTGCAAAAGACCCTCACAATACTCTCATGCTTTTCTCTAAGAATAAGATCGCCTTGTCTGAAACCCTAAAACCTGACGGCACCGCCGTTCCAAGACCAAGTCGGGCCGACGTCCAAAAATCTATTGACGAGAGGACTTCCCAAAAGTCCGACTTGGATTTTGACAAAGAGGGCTTCGATGAGATTACAGTATTAAAGGATTCCGAAGTCGAACCACTCCAGGCGAAAAAGCTGGAGGACGATTTGAATTTTCTGAAAGAAGAAGTAAAAAGCCTGGATGACCAAGGGTTGTTAACTCCTGAATTAAAAAAACAATTCGATGAGCTTCAAGCCCTGGCGGGAAAAGGGGACCTGGAAGATCGGGCGGTGAAGGCCGTGATCGCGTGTGTGGGAAGGTAGATGGCAAACTGTTTTGATAAAGTCAGAGAACTAATCAAGGACGACAAGCTTTCGAACGAAGTTTTGAAAGTTATTGTCAATGACCTTGATGAAATTAAAAGGGCCAGTGCCGAAGCTGAGACCGGATCGTTTGGCCAACGGTCACAGGACTATCTTCGCAAGCGCCGATTAATCGCAATCTCCCAACAAAAAGAACTGGCCGACAACATCCGGAAAACCCGGGAGCGTGGCGACCTCTATGAACAATTCAAAGAGAACCCAGCCGAAGCGATGCGATCTCTTTTAGGTGGGGCCTTGAAACTCACCAAGGGTGGGAACCTCTCGGTTGAACAAAGATTTTTGCGACGCCGGGCCATTCATATGAGGAGTTTGATCGACGGGTTGAACGATAAGGAAATATTTCAGCTTGTCAAAGACGGCCACCTTGACAAAGAAATTATGATGGAACTTGGTGAGTTCCAAAAACTCGAATGAGAGCTTGGTTTCTTGAAGTTGTGTCAACAGATTTAAAGACCTGCTCAAGTAGCCCCGACCTTCCATAGAGTTGGTTGTATTCAAAAAATTGTTCTCCAGATTTAA